GTTCACCCTGATATGGTAGCAGTTGTAAAACGTGCTATTGAACTGACAGACGTTGACTTTGGTGTGACGTATGGTGTCAGAACTTTAGCAGAACAAGAAGAACTGTATAACTCTGGACGATCACAGACTATGAAATCCAAACATCTTATTCAAGAAGATGGATACTCACATGCCGTAGACCTTGTAGCATATTTTGGTTCTAACGTAAGTTGGGAACTAAACGTCTATGATAACATCTGTGATGCTATGGCACAGGCAGCAGAAGAACTAGAGGTGCCTATCAAATGGGGTGCAGCTTGGTCAGAGGGTGACATTCGTTACTATGATGATACTGCAGAGGACGCAATGAATGCATACATTGACCTACGTAGATCACAAGGGCGTAGACCATTTATTGATGCCCCACATTTTGAGAAGATGTAATGGACAATAAAGCTTTAGTATCTGTACTATTTGCAGCCGTAGTCGGTCTTATAGGTTGGAACATAAATACCACCAATCAACTGCAGCTACAGGTACAACGTTTAGAAATTATCCTATTAGATGATGCTTTTGCAAAATGAGATGGTTGGTCCTGATCCTATTATTATCTAGCTGTGGTTTAACCTCGTTTATTCCTGCAGGTGGTACTAATGTAGCTGCCAATACACAGTTGGGTAAAGAGAACAAACAGGCTGTAGTTACTTACGAAGAAGAAGAAACTAATAACGCAGGACGTGACATCATCACAGAAACAAAAGAAGTAGAAGCAGGTCCAGTAGAAAAGCTAATGATTAGCAATCAGAACATTCCCCCTTGGGTTATAATGTTATTACTACTAGGATGGCTACTTCCTACCCCGACACAAATAGGTCAATCAATTGCAAACTTTGTGCTTGCATTGTTTAGAAGAAAGAGTTAAAATGGCACGAGCATTAACAGAGAAACAACAAAAGCTACTAGCAGTTTTATTTGATGAGGCTGGTGGTGACATTAATGTTGCTAAACGAATAGCAGGATATTCGGATGCTACTTCATCTACGGAGATTATTAACTCTTTAAAAGAAGAAATACTAGATGCTACATCTGCATATATGGCACGTAATGCTCCTAAAGCTGCAATGGCTATGGTAGGTGCTTTGTACGATCCTACTGAACTAGGTATTCGTGATAAGATGTCAGCAGCAAAAGAATTACTAGATCGTACTGGCCTAGTTAAAACAGAAAAGATGCAAGTAGAAGCTAAAGGTGGAGTAATGCTAATGCCACCAAAACAAATGGATGAAGATGACTAAACCATTAAAACAATGGAAGTTACCCCAACCGACAGACATAAAAGAAGACAATGAATGGGTTCCTATTCCCCGTATATCTAGGACCATTCCATTTGGCTACGAAGTAGACCCCGATGATCCTGATGTACTTTTACCTATTGAGCATGAACTTGATATGCTTGAACAGGCACAGAAGTACCTTAAACAGTATTCATATCGTGAAGTAGCTAACTGGCTAACACGAAATACAGGTCGAGATATATCTCACGTAGGATTACGGAAACGGTTGGACAATGAGCGACAACGAAAAGACAAAGCTAGAAGCCTTCGCAGATGGGCAGACTATGCGAAAAAGGCAATCGCCAAAGCGGAAGAAATTGAACGCACAAGGCTCGGAGCAAAAGCAGACAAAGAAGACATCAGCGAGGCCAAAGCCTGAACCTGCAAAGATTATAAGTGAGATTCCAATTGAGGAACAACACAATGTAATCTTTAAACCTAATGAAGGACCACAGACAGAGTTCCTTGCTGCAGGTGAACGTGAAGTATTGTATGGTGGCAGTGCAGGTGGCGGTAAATCATATGCCATGTTAGCAGACCCTTTACGTTATATGGGTCATCCTGCTTTTTCAGGATTGCTGCTTCGTCATACTACAGAAGAACTTAGGGAACTTATATTTAAGTCTCAAGAAATGTACCCTAAGATATGGCCTGGAATTAAGTGGTCAGAAAGAAAGATGCAGTGGACTGCGCCCTCTGGTGCGAGGTTGTGGATGTCCTACCTAGACAGGGAAGATGACGTTCTCCGTTACCAAGGTCTAGCATTTAGCTGGATAGGCTTTGACGAATTGACGCAATGGGCTACTCCATTTGCATGGAATTACATGCGATCACGTCTACGGTCCACTGCACCTGACTTACCTATCTTTATGAGGGCAACTACAAACCCTGGGGGTAGAGGTCATCATTGGGTTAAGAAAATGTTTATTGACCCAGCACCTTCAGGAAAGGCTTTCAATGCAACTGATATTGAGACAGGTGAAGAACTTAAATATCCTGCAGGACACGCAAAAGCAGGAAAACCTTTGTTCAAACGTAGGTTTATACCTGCACGTCTTTCAGACAATCCTTACCTAGCAGAACAAGGTGACTACGAGGCAATGCTACTATCGTTGCCTGAACAACAACGTAGGCAGTTGCTAGAGGGTGACTGGGACATTAAAGAAGGTGCAGCCTTTACAGAGTTTGATAGGAACGAACATGTCATTGAGCCTTTTAATATCCCTAGTAACTGGGTTAAGTTTAGAGCATGTGATTATGGGTATGGCTCTTACAGTGCTGTCGTGTGGTTTGCCGTTGCGCCTGATGAACAACTTATCGTATATAGAGAATTGTACGTCAGTAAAGTTCTAGCTACCGATCTAGCAGACATGGTGCTTCAGCTAGAGGCAGAAGACGGAAACATTAAGTATGGAGTTCTTGACTCTTCTTTGTGGCATAAGCGTGGTGATACTGGCCCTAGTCTTGCTGAACAGATGATTAGTCGAGGATGCAGATGGCGTCCGTCAGATCGTTCCAAAGGTTCACGTGTAGCAGGTAAGAACGAAATACATAGACGTTTACAGGTAGACGAGTTTACAGAAAAACCCAGACTAGTATTCTTTAACACTTGTACCAATATGGTAGCACAGTTACCAGCAATTCCACTGGACAAAAAGAATCCAGAAGATATTGATACACACTCAGAAGACCACTTGTACGATGCATTACGTTATGGTATAATGTCAAGACCACGGTTTAGTTTATTTGACTATGACCCACATTCTACAAGATCATCTGGAATGCGAGTGGCAGATTCAACATTTGGCTATTAAGGAAAAATAAATGGCAGAAGATAATGAAGTATTCATTGAGGATGATGCGGTTATCCTTGAGGACACAGATAACTCAGTAGAAGAAGACGCAGATACTTCTAAGATTATTCCATTTATTATGGAACGATATGCCCGTGCTGAAGACTACCGCCGACAAGATGAAGAACGTTGGCTACGTGCTTATCGTAACTACCGTGGCATATATGGACCAGAAGTACAATTTACAGAGGCAGAAAAGTCTCGTGTATTTATTAAAGTAACTAAGACAAAAACACTGGCTGCATACGGTCAGATTGTAGACGTACTATTTGCAAAGAATAGTTTTCCACTTACAGTTGATCCTACAGAACTTCCAGAAGGAGTTGTTGAGAATGTCAGTTTTGATCCTGCTGTTCCTAAAGAGTTACAAGAAGACCGAAGAAGTGATCCAGTATCGCCTTATGGTTTTAAAGGTGATGGTAAAGACCTTCCTGCAGGGGCTACGGCGAAAACGTTAGAAGAGTTACTTAACCCTGAACTACGTGAAAAGCTAGAACCTATTGAAGGTATTAAAGAAGGAACAGGTGGCACACCTACTGCTGTTACGTTTAGTCCTGCTATGATTGCGGCTAAAAAGATGCAGAAGAAAATTCAAGACCAACTTGATGAAGCATCAGCATCTAAGCATTTACGTAGCACAGCATTTGAAATGGCTTTGTTTGGCACAGGTGTCATGAAAGGGCCATTTGCTGTAGATAAAGAATATCCTAATTGGGATGACGATACGGGTGAATATTCTCCTATCTTTAAAACAGTACCACAAGTATCCCATGTGTCTGTGTGGAACTTTTATCCTGACCCAGATGCTAACAATATGGAAGAAGCACAGTATGTTATTGAACGTCATAAGATGTCACGTTCACAACTACGTGCATTAAAGAAACGTCCGTACTTCCGTAGTCAAGTTATTGATGAAGCAATCTCTATGGGAGAAAACTATGATAAAGAATATTGGGAAGACGATCTTTCTGATTATGCACCAGAGCATGGCATTGAACGTTTTGAAGTCCTAGAATATTGGGGCATGGTAGACGTAGAAATGCTACTAGATCAAGGCGTAGACATTCCTCGTGAACTACAAGACACAGACGAACTACAAGCCAATGTTTGGATTTGTAATGGTAAACTACTGCGTATGGTACTTAACCCATTTAAACCTGCTCGTATTCCTTACATGGCATCACCATATGAGCTAAACCCATATTCATTTTTTGGTGTAGGTATTGCAGAGAATATGGATGATACACAAACATTGATGAATGGTTTCATGCGAATGGCTGTTGACAATGCTGTATTATCTGGTAACCTTTTGATTGAGGTAGATGAAACTAACTTAGTTCCAGGCCAAGACTTATCAGTATACCCAGGCAAAGTATTCCGTAGACAAGGTGGTGCACCAGGACAAGCTATCTTTGGTACTAAGTTCCCGAATGTTGCGGGTGAGAACTTACAGCTATTTGATAAGGCACGAGTGCTTGCAGATGAATCTACTGGCTTCCCATCCTTTGCACATGGACAGACAGGTGTTATGGGTGTAGGTCGTACTGCTAGTGGCATTAGTATGCTAATGGGTGCTGCGAGTGGTACTATTAAGAATGTTATTAAAAACGTAGACGATTATTTACTTCGCCCACTAGGTGAGGGACTGTTCCGCTTTAACATGCAGTTTGACTTTGATCCTGAGATTAAAGGTGACCTAGAAGTTAAGGCACGTGGAACAGAATCACTTATGGCTAACGAAGTACGTAGCCAACGACTTATGCAGTTCTTGCAAGTATCATCCAACCCTGCCCTTGCACCGTTTGCTAAGTTTCAATACATTATTCGTGAGATTGCAAAGTCTCTTGATCTTGACCCCGAAAAAGTTACCAACAATATGAATGAAGCTGCTATTCAAGCTGAACTAATGAAACAGTTCCAGCAAGAACAGCAAGCGCAA